ATTGACTCACAGGGTCAACATGTTCCTGGCGGTCTTTCTGGTGGCACTGCTTCAGCAGGTATGCCAACGCAAGACGCGGAATCTTTGGGTACTGACGTTGGTTCAGCGTTTGGAGAAATGGGTTTCACGATCGAGAAAGCAACCGTAACGGCTCGCTCTCGTGCGCTGAAAGCAGAATACACCTTAGAATTGGCACAAGACTTGAAAGCGATTCATGGTCTTGACGCTGAAACTGAGTTGGCAAACATTCTGTCTACAGAAATCCTCGCTGAAATCAACCGTGAGGTTATTCGTACTATCAATGCTCAAGCGAAAATTGGCGCTCTTCAAGGCAACGTGGGTACCAAAGGTATCTTTGATCTGTCTACTGACGCTGATGGTCGTTGGTCAGTTGAGAAGTTCAAAGGTCTGATGGTTCAGATCGAGCGTGAGCAAAACGTAATCGCTAAAGAAACTCGTCGTGGTAAGGGTAACGTGGTCATCTGTTCTTCAGATGTTGCTACTGCTCTTAACGCTGCTGGTATGCTCGATTACACTCCTGCTCTTGCTGCTAACTTAGCAGTAGACGATACGGGCAACACCTTTGCAGGTGTATTGAACGGTCGTACTCGCGTATACATCGACCCCTATGCGGTTCGTGACTACGTAACTGTAGGTTATAAAGGTACTAACCCCTATGATGCTGGTGTGTTCTACTGCCCTTACGTCCCTCTCCAGATGGTACGTGCGGTTGGTGAGAATGATTTCCAACCTCGCATCGGGTTTAAGACTCGTTATGGAATGGCGTCTAACCCATTCGTAGGTGCTGCACCTGCTAACGGTCTTGCTGCAAATCGTACTAACCAGTACTATCGTATCTTCGCTGTTGACGGGATCCTCGACAACGGTTTATAAGATATAGAATAAAAACAATAAAATGTTTTAGGGCACCTACGGGTGCCCTTTTTTTAATATAAATAAAAGTATGGCAGAACAAGTAGACAATATAAATTACTTACAACCGAATGGTTTTAAAGTAACTATTTCCCGCGAGAACTATGCTGCGGCGCAATATTTTGCGCAATCTATCTCACATCCTAATGTCGACGCACAGGCAGCAGAGACTCCTTATAAAAGAATTAATGTTCCGATGCTTCCAGACAAATTAGACTATGGTACGCTTACTATAGATTTTCTAATGAACGAAGACATGCAAAATTATATCGAGATTTATAATTGGTTAACAAGAATGGTGGAAGAAGAACATAATATGGGTTCAGTACGTTTCAATAGAAACAGTACTGTTGGCGGTTCAGGTCCAGACAACTCTGCTATAACATCATACAATGATATCGTGATTGACATATTAACTAGTCAAAATAATATTAACAAATCAATCAAATATATTAATGCTTTCCCTGTTTCTTTAAGCAACATTGAACTTAACGCAACTTCCGCTGGCGATTACATTACGTTTCCCGTAACTTTTAGGTTTGACTATTTTACAATCAATTAGTAATATAGTATAATTATATAATGAATTTAGAAAATATCCTCAAAGAGTGGCAGACTGACTGCCGTATAGATCCGACATCTATCGACGAATCTTCTCGTGTTACACCCGAACTGCACGCAAAATATTTGTCTATGTTGTCTAATGCTAAACTACGACTAAAGAAGTTAGAGTTTCGACAAAAAGATTTAATGAAACAAAAGTGGTTGTGGTATAATGGCAAACTCTCGCAAGAAGAAGTTGAAGAGTTAGGGTGGGACCCTGATCCTTTCAATGGTTTAAAAATATTAAAAGGCGAGATGGAACATTACGTAGAAGCAGATCCTGAACTGCAAGACAGCGAAGCAAAGATAGAATATATAAAATCAGTGATCGATACTTTAAAAGAAATAATCGAAAATTTAAAATGGCGTCACCAAACCATTAAAAACATTATAGAATACAAGAAGTTTGAAGCGGGTTTTTAGTGAGAGAAATTATACAACTCAGATTAAAAAACTATGCGATGCTAGAAGTCAATTGTTCTACTAGCGTTGCAGGCGAGTTGTCAGATTATTTTTGTTTTTTTGTTCCTGGTTATAAATTTATGCCTGCATACAAACGCAAAGTTTGGGACGGCAAGATTAGAATGTTTAACAAGATGAACGGCGAAATAAATGCTGGTCTTTATTGGAAAATTAAAAAGTTTGCGGCAGAACGCGGATACGGTATTTCTTTAAAGGAAACACCATACGGTTTAATTAATGACCAAGTGGAATTAAATCACCTTAACTTTCTGACATGGATGTCGAAACTTGGGTTGCCGTTTTTACCTAGAGACTACCAGTATGATGCTATAACGCACGCCATAGAAAACAAAAGATCCGTTCTAGTTTCTCCTACGGGATCAGGTAAATCTTTTATAATTTATTTGTTGATGCGATGGTATTTGCAAAATCGCGATCAAAAAGTTTTAGTCGTGGTTCCTACCACTGGTCTTGTAGAACAGATGTATAATGATTTTAAAGACTATGGATATGATGTTGAAGAAAATTGTCACCTCATTTATTCAGGCAAAGATAAAGACACTGATAAAAGGGTTATCATAACCACTTGGCAATCAATCCATAGATTGGGTCAAAAATGGTTTCTAGATTTTGGGTGTATTTTTGGTGACGAGTGTCATGGGTTTAAAGCAAAATCATTATCAAGTATAATGAATAAATCAATACGTGCTGAGTTCAGGTTTGGAACAACAGGTACGTTAGATGGTTCAGACGTTAATAAACTTTTACTTGAAGGATTGTTTGGACCTGTAGAAAAAGTTACAACAACTGCTGCGTTGCAAAAAGAAAATACTCTTGCAAAATTATCTATAGATATAATACAACTTCAATATGCTAAAGAAATTAGAGAGAAACTTAAAGATGCAAAGTATCATGAAGAAATTGATTTTTTGGTTTCATGCGAGACCAGGAACCGCTTCATTCGTAATTTGTGCTGCAGTCTTGATGGCAATACACTTGTCCTGTTTAACCTAGTTGAAAAACATGGAAAAGTTTTAAGAGATTTGATAGAAAATAAATTAGATGATGGGCGAAGGTTATTTTATGTGTCAGGCGAAGTTAAAACAGCAGACAGAGAATCAGTTAGAAAAATTGTTGAAAAACAAAGTAACGCAATTGTTCTTGCGTCTTTAGGAACCTTCAGTACTGGTATCAATATTCGGAATATACATAATATCATATTCGCTAGTCCTTCTAAATCACAAATCCGCGTTCTCCAGTCAATCGGAAGAGGACTACGAATGTCAGATGATGGTAGAACAACAAGACTGTATGATATCGCAGATGATTTACGAATCAACGGAAAACCGAATTTTACGCTCCGACACAGTGCCGAGCGAATAAAAATTTATGAAAATGAAATGTTTAATTATAAAATGAATGCTGTGCAAATCTAATATACTCTGACTCCTGCACAACGTTCTTTTATTATACTAAAAAATTTATACAATGTAAAGGTTAAATTATGGAAAGAAAACCACATTATGTAAACAACGCCCAATTTTCACAGGCTGTTGTCGATTATGTAACAGAACTAAACGTATCAAAAAACAATAATCAGAGCAAACCTATTGTGCCAAATTATGTTGCTGAATGTTTTTTGAAAATTGCTGAAGGGTTATCACACAAAGCAAATTTTGTTCGTTACACTTATCGAGAAGAAATGGTAATGGACGCAGTAGAGAACTGTCTTAAAGCAATAGAAAATTATAATCTTGAAACTGCGACTCGCACTGGTAAACCCAATGCCTTTGCGTACTTTACCCAGATCTCTTGGTACGCTTTTCTTAGGCGTATTCAAAAAGAGAAAAAACAACAAGATATTAAATTAAAATTTTTATCAGAAATTGATATAGACCTTTTAGTAAGCGAAGAATTTGATAATAATGCGAACGCTACTTCTTCATTTATCGAAGAATTAAAAAGCAAAATAGATGTTATAAAATTTAAAGATCAGAAAGTAACGGAGTACAAAAAAATTGACAAGAAAAAATATACTAGAAAAAAAGATTCAGATCTTTCTTCGTTCTTTATAAATGAAAATATTAATTCTACAGATTGATATAACTAAAGGTTATATTGAATATAATCATCCTAGTCCTTCCCCTTGGAACAAAAAAGAAAGAATTAGGAGAAATATAGAAAATGTTTTTCAACCCTCTGTACAATCGTGGGCAAAAAAAATGTCTTACGATTATATCAGAATAGATTATCATAATGCAGATTATGTAAAAGCGTTTGGTAATTTATATCGAGAACCTACGCAAGAAACAAAATTAATCGGCGATGACGAACTTCACTGTTTGACTAGGTTTTCATGCCTAGATTTAGATTATGATTATATTTTGTATCTTGATAATGATATCTATGTTCACGATAAATGCGAAGAGTTTCCTTTCAAACCTGGAATTAGCATCTGTAAAGATCAACCTTTTCCAAATAATTATGGAAAGAATTTAAAATCTCTTGCTAAAACTCAAGGTAACACGTGGTATTCTTGCGGAGTTTTTTCTGTAGACAGAACTACTGGCATACATTTTAAAAATTATGTTTTGTCTTTGATGGAAAAAAAGATACTGTTTAACAATTTTAAATATCCTGGAAAAATAGATCAGCTTTATACAAACATATATTGTAACAATAACCTTGATATTTTAAATGAGCTTGACATTACGTGGAACAATATAGTAAACTTAAAAACTAGCGTTGAAAATCCAAACTTTGCGCATTATGCCGGCACGAATAAAACTTTAAAAATAAATTAATATGAAAATAGCAATCTTGAACGATACTCACTGCGGTATACGTAACTCCTCTGATGTTTTCATGGACTATCAAGAGAAGTTTTACCGTGATGTATTCTTTCCTTATCTTGAAGAACAAGGGATCAAGAAGATTCTACACCTCGGTGACTACTATGAAAACAGAACATCAATCAATTTTAAAGCACTTAACCACAATCGCCGTATTTTCCTTGACGTACTTAGGGATCGTGGCATTCATATGGATATCATACCAGGTAATCATGATGTTTACTACAAAAACACCAATAAGTTAAACTCTCTGAAAGAACTTCTCGGTCATTATATGGGCGAGGTTCGAATCATAGAAGAACCCACTGTAGTTCAGTATGATAGTTTAAAAATGGCATTGATTCCATGGATTAATGATGAGAATGAAAATAAAACGTTAGAGTTTCTTTCTAATTGCGACGCACAAATTGTCGGCGCACATTTAGAGCTTTTTGGATATGAAATGCAAAAAGGCGTTAAGTCGACCTCAGGCATGGATCCTGCGCCTTTCTCAAGGTTTGAAACAGTTTTGACAGGACATTTTCACACTAAGTCAAACAATGATAATGTGTATTATCTTGGGTCGCAAATGCAGTTCTTTTGGAATGATTGTGATGATAGAAAATATTTTCATGTTTTAGACACAGAAACCAGAGAGTTGACGCCTATCGAAAATCCGCTGATTATATTCAAAAAAATATATTGGGACGATACCGCTAAAACTTCATGGGCAGTGAGTAAAGCACAAACAGACGTCAGAGATCTAGACGATAAGTTTGTAAAAATTATTGTTATAAACAAATCAAAACCTGCAGAGTTTGAGAAGTTTGTAGACCGCGTCGGTTCCAAAAAACTTTTAGGTTTGCAGATAGCAGAGAACTTTCAGGATTTCGCTGGGTCGCAGGTAGAAGATGAGAACATTGCTATTGACTCTACAGATAAATTATTATATACTTATGTTGACGCTATAGATACCGATCTTAACAAAGAAGTCATAAAAAATAAATTGACTGATTTGATGGTCGAAGCGCAAAGTTTAGAGATTGTATGATAGCATTTAAAACTCTAAGATATA